TCTCACCTGGTTGCCAAGTAAACTCCTCAACGAAACCTTTCACCTTCTGCACAGGATATGTGATCAGATCAAAGACGTCCGCTTTCATGTTTTCGACATGATCCAAACGATACTGCAATCCAATCAAATTATCCAACGGTCCCATGCCCCAGAGGTTATCTTGACGCTTGCGCCAAGCAACGTGAAAAATCGGAGGGTAACCGAAGAACGATGGGTTGGGTTTCTTACCTATCAACTTATGACGGTCAACGACTGTAACAACATGATTTTTTAAGAAGATATCATGTTCGTCGTCGTACAAGTCACCGTAGAACGTAAGGACCTCGACGAAATCAGAACATAGATAATCTCTGAATGAGCCGAATCCTTCCATGGTGTACATGGCGTCTCTCTGTTGGTAATCTCCTTGGAAGTTAGCAGCTTGGCTGCGAACATCCTTCAGATACTTCCAGAGCGCCTCGTACTCTTCCCTGTTTTCATCATTCGACATGCGAGAGAGCAACTCTCGGAGTTCTCCCTTGCTTATGATTGAACGAATGATCTTAGGAGATGTTTCGAAACTCTCAGCAGTTGGATTGAATACGATGTCGAGGGGATTAATACGACGCACCGCTGGACCGACATAGCCAGTCTGCTGACGACCATCCTCGATGACTCTTTGGTCAACCCACTCCACCGTCATGAAGCAGTTACCGTAATCAATATAGTCCAGAATGATTTTATCCATCTCGTGTTTAAACGAGGGTTGTTCCATCACCCAGACCATGTAATTCTGTATAGCGTCGCGCTTTCTTACAGAATCCGAGTCCTTGTTATCCGCTTCCCAAATAACATTCTTGCGCTGCGGAAACATGGTAGCTGTGTAGTTCGAATATAGATTATCCCGAATTTGGCAGAGCTTGGGAACAGTAGTTTTGTTCTTCCAAGGCAGCTGTGAATTCGTGGTTTGAGTTGTATCCGTCGCGTAGATATACCTGCGAATTTCTTCTTTGTCCGCTTTCCACGGAGCACGAAGCATTTCCCAAGTCAGATACTTGTCGCTAATCCAGCAAGCAGTCTTATCTGGAAGCAGAAGGTCGTCGATATATTCAACACGTCCAGTCATTATGCGACGCCTCCAAAGCGACCATGGTAATTAAAAACAGGCATACTTTCCTTTTTCAATTTGAACAAATCCAACGGCGGGACCGCGAAATCAATAGCAGACGCTAAAGCGTCTTTGACATCATCGTGGGCTGGATTGGCGAAGATGAGTTCTTCTTCAAGGGTCTGGCAATTTCCCCCAAGATAATGCCAAATCTGCCTGTTAGCGTACTTAGGTTCAAGGGTGGAGAAAATGCGTTCTTCCTTTGCACCTTGCCAACGGGTGGGGCGGAACTCTTCGACGATAAGCGATAATCCGTGCGGTCTGATATAGTTATCTTTCAGGTCCTTTACGATGATTTGCTGAGCAGCAGTCACTTCCGCTCTTATTTTTCTGAAACCCCACTTCTGGTAGAGTTTCAGGATTCTCTCGAAATATTCCGAGATTTTATCGGTCTTAAACCGATCTATTTCTAAAACGTAATAATTGTTTCGTCCGTCAACCCCGATAACAACAATTGAGGTGTGATCGGCTTTCTTTCCTATTGAGTAGGCGAAGTCAACGGCTGCGACGACGTTGAGGCGTTCTCCTTTGAAGAACCATCGTCCGTCTCGTTGAGAGAGGAACCCTTGGTCGTAATACTGAAAAAGGTTCCGGTTGATTGGGGACGAGTCCACGTCATGTGGGTCATTGTAGTATTGGGCCCGGAAATGCAGTTTGTTGATATACTGCGATCGCTTGACTGCCAGGAGTTCTGCGTCAAATCCGAACCAGCGTCCGTCAGGTCCTTGCTGGCGCGGCCAAAGGAATTCTCCAGTTCCGTCTCCAGCTGTTTCAACCTGTTCTTCCATCTTTTCGAAAAGTTGTTCAGAAGAGTGTTTAACTCCATGTGCATCATATTTCTCAATCTCCATTGACATAATATCAGCATAAAGATCATTGGGATGGTATCTAGTCCCCACCACCCATTCTTTAGCGTTTACTGTTTCAATTGAAGACAGCAGAGAATATTGATCTCTTACTTTTTCTCTTCCTTCTTCTGTGTACGCATTACCCGCCACAACCACATCATCGAGGACGGCAATATCACAATGCATACCGACAATGTTAGAAGTAAGACCAGCCGTAAAGATAGAAGGGTCACGGATAAATGCATCAGCCCTTGCTGGATGGTCGAGAGAAATTTCACGTTCAGTCCACTTTTCGCGTTTCGCTTCTTCTTTCTCAACCATCTCCGGCCAGTACACGCGGTAGGTGTGTGAGGTTAAGATATCCTTCATGAACTTTAGCTGTTTAGTTGCTAAGTTCGATGTTGAAGAAATATAGAGAACCCTCAAACGGGGGTCTCTTGTCAGCTCCCAAACCACACGGCATGCAATAAGCGCGGATTTCATGTGATCGCGGGGGAGCAGAAGCAGTTGGTGGCTCTTCGCATCAGGGCGTGTCCACCAACGAATAACTTGGCGATGGATGTTGCCAAGTACACGCTTGCCATTGAAGACAAGCTCAATAAAGTATTCTAAATCGTTTTCAGCTTTAAGTCGTTTTTCAAGCTTTTGGTCGTCAAGCCTGTTTTCTTTCTTCGGCACTGGTCTTCCTTAGAATGGCCAACCTTTTAGCTTAACCATCGTATATAATAATAAACCGACGCCAGCGACTGCTAACGTTCGTACTGTTAACTTCCCAATCTTAGCATATTGCTCATCCAGCCATTCCTTAATGGCTTCCTTGATGAGCGCCCGTTGTTCTTCGGGCGTTAACTCAGACATAAGCCTCACCGATAAGTGTAACAGTGAAAACCTCCTGAGCTGCCGGAGTATAAGCTGCTCTGGCTTCCAGAAGTCCATAAAGCTTGCGGTCTTTGTCAAGCAAGGACAGCATAGGGGCGAAAACGGAATTATTCACGTAAACGCCGAAACCGGCATTGTCATCTGAGAACGTTTGCCCGGAAGAAACAATATCAATAAAACCTTGGTAACCGGCTACGATTGACAACCAAGCGCCGTTGTCACCATTGGTAACCGTCGGAGAGTCCTTGTACAGGTGAAGCCTGAACGAAGCGTTAGTCGCCGTGGCTCCCGACTTAAGAATGCCAGCGCGCCAAACTTTTAAACCCTGTCCATAAGGAACAGAAAAAGTCATGGGCGTTACAGAGCCAGCCGTGGTGCTATCGGCAATCAGATCACCAGAAGCGTAGGCCGTAGTGTCATTAGGACGGGTGAAATTTGCAGAACAAGTGATAATTTGCATTAATGTTTTCCCTTAATACGAAAAGAAGCTAATTACTTCTTCTTTCCCTTTTTAATTTTCTTAGCAGGCTTGTAGTAAGCCATCGGTTTGCCAGCAGGCATCTTTAAGCTCCTCGAATAGTTTTCAATCATGTTTCAGGTGGTAATACGACACAGAGAATATTCTTAGTTGCTTTATGAAAGCAAACATGAGTCCCTGCGTCAGGGGCTGTTTTCTTTACGACTTGAGACTGCGGAACATCCGCCCATTCACCTTCAACCATAACTTGGTACTTGCCTTCGTGAATTCTCATTTGCGTCGGAACGCAGTCGTTTAGAGAACAACAGGACTGTTTAGTTGTAGGATTAATTAATTGGTTATAGAACTCACCATGCCAGTGGTCATGCCCTTGTCCATGGTGTCCTCTATAGTCTTGAGTATAACCTAAGGTACTTAAGGGTCCTAAGGTACTAAAGATTAGTAATACATAAACAACAACACTAGGAATAGTAAACTTAGGGAACTTAAGCATTATCTTCAGTATCTTCTTCCTTAGGGGGTTCTTCTCTACGTTTAGACCACTCTAGTAACCTATGGTCCCAAGGACTTCCTACGTATCTTGATCTTTCTTGTTCATCAGCTCTGTAGTAATCCTGTGGGGTCCTCAACCAAGGGAATTTAGCCAACTTTGCACTTGCCTTTGTATTTCCTATATGGTATAACCATACGTCTAATCTAACAGCCAATTACCATTATACCAGAACAGGAATACCTATGTCAAGTACTTTAGTACCTTACCCCGAAGATAACATGCCTGTAGATAGCGTTTACATCAGTACTGAAGCGTTAGAACGCCTTATGGAAGAAATGGCCAACGCACCTAAGGAAGAAATGGGGAAACGTCAACCAGGAGAGAAAGCTACTTATGAACGAACGTTTACGAGTTGAATTAGAACGGACTGACGATGGTTCCGTTTTTGCCAATCTTTATGGAAGATTTACGCAAATGGAACTAGAAGACATCATCATTGAAATGGAGCGCAAAAGTGCAAGAAACAAATAAACCAGTAGACATCGTACAGGATGCTACATACCCGAATTTATACCGTTTGAAGTGGGAAGATGGTGTACTTTCGGATGATCTCTACAACCGCACCAGAGCAGTCGAAATTTTAAGAAATTATGATTTTTATGCCAACGTAACGGAAATGCAGTCCTCCCCTGCTTTTAAAAGGTCTCCAGGCAGGCCTAGGAAGGCCGCTGATGCGTTAAAATCAAAAATAGGTATGGAGGTAGCGGGCAGCATATAAAATCGCTGTACGGGCTTCCTATTGAGAAGGAAAAAATATGACACCAAGTAACTGGGAAATTACCCCTATTGACGAAACTAAGGTTGAACTAGCTTTTAACGGCGGAGGTAACTTCCCTAAAGTTATCTTTTGCAGTCCTGAGCACTTGAAAGAGCTTTATGAAGTTTTGAAGGATATTTACGAATAATGGTTATGGACGGCCCTTGGACTCTTTGTTCTAAAGAGGGCGTAGGTGTAAACATGAATAAATTAGAGATTTTGGAAATTATTGATAATCTGGAGTTTCCAGATGGAGTTCACAACAATCCGGATATAGATCATGGTTTTGAAATATTTAGAACTGAACTTACGAGAGTAATTCGAAATCAAACTTCATGGTAAAAATTTCTGTGAGATATTTTTTTCGTGTAATTCATTACGCGCGCAGGCCGGGGGTGGCCCCCCTTGGCCCTAGGGTAGCCCGGTAGGGTCTGATTACAGTCTCTTAAGTAAGACAAGAGTCTTTCCTCGTAAGGAATAACACCGTAGGAAGGCTTACCTATGCTAACGTTAGCTTACGTTAGAACCCTTCTAAATAGAGCGAAGGTAATTACGTAAGGATGATTCGTTAGGTATTACCGTAAGGTATATACTTAAGATGAGCATATCGCCGCGCGCTATGGTGGCGCTTGATGACCAGGAGCAGCGCGCAACTAGTGGTGAGCCGAAGCCAGTTGTCCGTTGCAACTAGTGGCATTTCTGATTATCGGAATTACTGATTATCCGAAATGAATGAGACGATGGCTCTCGATCACGGATTGTTACAAACCTGTAACATCAATCCGCATACGTACGTTGGGACAAGACGTG